TGATTTTAAGACAATGCTTTCACCATCTCTAAATAAGTATTTGCATGTAACTCCTTCATCTTCGATTCTGACAATAGCAACTTCGCCATCTTCGACAGTCGGTTGATATCTTAGATATACTTCAGAACCTTTCTTGATAATCGGCTCCATCGAATCACCTATAATCTGTACAAGCTCGTTAGCACCATTAGGAACGATAGAAGAGGGAAGTACACCCATCTCAGCATCCACATCATCAACATGAATCATAGAACCTGCAGCAGATTGACGACCACGAACGAGGTAAACCACTTTTTCTTCTTGGATTCCGTTTTGCTCCTCTAATTGTCTTGAAGCATAGTCGTATACTTTAGTTTGTCTTTTTGAGTCTAGTTTGTTGTAAATATCTAATAAATCATTATTTGAAATTTTAATTCCCAACAAATATTCAGAGCTTACTCCTAAAGTATCAGCGAATAAATTTATCTTATTGATTGGTAGTTGTCTGCTTTTGTTGAAATATCTCGAGATGGAAGATTTAGGCAATCCCAATTTTCTAGCGAACTCACTCAAGCTCCATCCTTTTTGATTGCATAAGTCGATAATAATATCAACGATTTCGGAATTAGTTCTCATGATTTTGAAGCTCCTCCTTTTGCTTTATTTATGCGATTATTATAACACTAATGTTCCCAAAACGGGAACGATAGTGATATTATTAGTTCACGGTTAAGAAATTAGTCGTACAAAACACATAAAACGATCACACAAATGCAACATACATTGAAGGAGGTGATGAGAGTTTGAAAAAGATTCTATTTAACCCTAACCGTTTGAAAGCTGAACGAATTGCAAGAAATCTCTCTCAAGAAGAAGTGGCAATTAAATTAGGCAAAAATCGAACTTGGTTGGCAAAAAGAGAGAATGGGAATGTAGATGTCGGTGCCGATGATTTGGCAGCTATTGCGACAGTATTAAAAGTTGATGACTTGTCTATTTTTTTTACATAAAACGTTCCCGAAAAGCAACGATTTAAGAAAGGAGACAAATTTGAAAGATAAAAACAAAAAAGAGCAGTCTAAAAACAACCGCTCATTTGTTATCGGAAAATCTAGTATGACGATTACTAGAAAATCTATAAATATTCAAACACCAAAGCTTATATTACATCAACAAAAACAGAGCTCGGAGAATAAATGTCAGGAATAATATTTATTACACCATTTTCATCTTCAGAAGCATGAAGAACTTTATTACATCTCATTTCAATTTCTTCTGCAGACTGAATAAAAACGAATATCGTTCCATCTGGATATTCAAAACGTGAAATAATTTGTTCTGCTGTTTGGCTGATAATTTGAACATATTCATTCATGTTTGGGAATAACGGATGTTGAATTTTGTATTCATTCATAAATAACACCTCCTTTCCACAACACAATTATAGGCTTGAAAGAAGGTTACAACAATATGAAAAAATGAAAGGAGTAAAAACCATGACACTAGCAGAACAAATCAGGGAATATTTCAAGAAACATCCTTCTGCTACCTATGATGAAGTTGCGGAAGCAGTCAAAACAACCAACAGTACTGTTCGCACTAATGTTTGTAGAGACTTAAAAACTGGAAGATGTATCCGATTAGAGGATGGCTCTCTGGACTACTCAACCTACTTCGAAAAAGATATTTTACTAACAGAATTAGTCGAGTGGAAGAACGAAACCAGACGTGAATGGGTGGATATGTTAACGAGAGCTGCTGAAAAGGAAACGGATAGCAACACGATGCGTTTGTTAATCAAAGAAGCTAACAAACTCATGAAAGAAGTAACGAAATAAAGGAGGGAGAACCATGGAACAATCAACGCTTGATTATTACGAACCAATATTTTTAGAAGTAGTCAAAAGAAATCCAGATAAGTTCGTTGAAATCATGAAACCATACGTTGAACGGAAAAATAATTCAAGGTGGTTGACAACTGAAGAGTTGTGTGAAGCAATTGGGACGAGTTCCAGTTCGTGGCACAAAAGTGAAATTAGAAACCATCCAGTAGTGGTTGCAGCAAGAAGAACAGATACACGCCCATACAAATATCAAGCGAGCATGATTGATGAGATTCAAAAGATATGGGACGGAAGGAGAAAACGATGAGAACGGAAAAAAGAAGAAAAACGAGGGTACAATTCATCCCATTTATGAAGTGGATACTAGGATGGTACATTTTAGCATTTGGAATCATTATCGCAATGATGAGCATTGTGCTCTTGGTAGGAAAGGCGGTTGAACAACACGAATCAAAAGTGAATCTAATTAGAAGTGGGCAATATATCGAACCTGATTTTCAGGATTCGTGGAACAAAAAAAGCCAGCGCGGCAACGCTGACTAAATAATAAAAATCCTAAGGAGATTATAACACAATGTGCAATAAGTTTGAAACTTTACATGCAAATTACCTTGACCCTCCAGAGCCAAAAGTATGGGGATACGATTGGAAAGGTGAAGAAATATACGTAGGTGATGAATATTATGATATGGATGGTGATTACGTTCAAGCGGATAACATCGAAGATTATTTAAAATCAACCTATTTAACCACTTCACTCAAGATTGCGGGTGAGTAGATGGAAGATGTGTATTTAAACGATGACTTACTGGATTCGAAACTGCAAAACGTTTTATACGCTAATAAGGTCATCGGACAAATCAGAATAAAGAATGATTCGTACGAGGTGTATCTATATGAACCTCAAATAAAAAAGACAAGGGTTAAAACCTACGAGGAGGTTGAAGAGATATTAAAAAGCGTATCGAGATCATTAAAAGAACAGAGTCAAAAGTAATTTTAGACATTGATGCGGACTTCGTAAATCCGCTAATCTTTGAACAACACATGGACTACGGAAAAACAGTGGAGGATGCAGCAATGGCGATAGTACAAAATATCCCAAACGTGAAATCATTCCACATTGAACCACAAAGGACACAGAAAGGAATGTTTTTTAAATGAATTTATATGAATTAAGTTTAGCGTTTCAAGACGTACAGAATATGGATTTAGATCCTGAAGTGATGAAAGACACGTTAGATAGTATCGAAGATGCCATCGAGAGCAAAGCAGAAAACATTGCGAAGCTTGTTCGAAATCTCGAATCTGATGTATCAGCCTACAAAGAAGAAGAGGACCGTTTAAAAACAAAACGTCAAGCTACAGAGAACAAAGTGAAATGGTTAAAAACGTATTTAGAAGACAACATGAAATTGACTGGAAAAACTAAATTCAAATCAGGAATGTTCAACTTCTCGATTCAAAAGAACCCTGCAAGTGTAAACATCACTGATGAGCGAATTATTCCAGAAGAATTTCTAATTAAACAACCACCAAAAGTGGATAAGAATTCATTAAAAGAAATATTGAAGAGAGGAATTGAAGTTCCAGGGGCTGAATTAAAACAAACGGAAGGGTTGAGAATTCGATAATGAAAATACTAGCGATTGACCCCGGAAGCGCAAAGGTCGCAAGTAGTACAAACGGTATCGTGTTACTTGATAATGCAAAACTAGTAAATCATTGGGTCGTTCCTTCTGCAAGAGTCCAGGATATCCGAAATTGGTTTGAAGAAGTCGGTCGTTTCTTGGATGTGGATGTAGTCGTTATTGAGAAATTCGAAGCTAGAGACAACGACAAATCTAAGGATAATTCAGTTCTCGAAAACGTCGCTTTGTTTCAAGTTCTTTTCCCAGAATCTGTTTTACAACGAAACGCTGGTTATCAATCGGATATCCCAAACGAATTACTAAAGCGACTGGGCCTGTGGAAGTTTGAAAAGAGTCATCACCAGGATGTACGTGCAGCAGCAAGGCTCGGACTTTTTTGGGCGATGAGAAACGACGTAAAAGAAGTCATTGATGATATTGGCAAGGTGGTGAATGAACATAACGTTAAAACTAAGAAAGTGGCAATCTGAAGCGATTGAAAGAAGCAAACGGCAAACATACGGAATCTTCCTTGAAGCTCTCGGTGGTCGCGGAAAAACTATCTGTGCTCTAGCTATTGCCAAAGAGAAAAACGCTAAGAAAATCATCATCACAAATAACCGCCTTTCGATTCTGGAAGGATGGAAAGAAGCCATCAAAGAGATGAATTTTGATTCAGATGTTGAGTTTATCATCTCAACTGACCGAAGCATTCAAAATATGTTAAAAAAAGGCTCAAAATTCAACTGTGACGTGTTGATTATTGATGAGTGGCAGAATATGTCATCGGAGAAACAAGTGGCTTTATATCGTCGCATAAAGCGAAAATACACGATAGGTCTTTCAGCTACTCCAATCAGAAAAAAAGGGCAAAATTTCTATCCGCTCGAAAAAACAATTTTCGGTTTTGCGAATCCAAATAATAAGTTTGATTGGCAAAAAGTTCACGGAAGAATGGTGTATGATCCATTCACTTACTCAAAAGAGAAATGGGAGGATTTTAGAGACTATGAACGCTATGTCAATAATCTTCCAAACTTCTTCAGATGGGAAGAAATCGAAGAAATCGAAAACGCTGTTGAGAATAACGGCTACGAAATTAAGTTCTATCCCGTTACTGTCGAACCTGGGAATCCGGAAACGTTGAACAAGTTTAGAAAATTAAATCTTGTGACCGTAAATAACGAAACGGCAATGGCGAAACAATCTTTTGGACGGAATACGTTTGAAAGATACCTCAACCAAGCAGGAGTAGAAGTTGATTTTCCAAAAATTAAACCAGTAAATGCTGATACTCCATTAATGCTAAAGCTCGATGGATTAATCAAAAGAGCACCACATGACATGCTAATTGTCAGCAAGTCGAAACAAATTGTAAATGTTATCAAAGAACGGCATCCTCACATTGGAATATGGACTGGAGACGTTCAAGAAGGACTTGACAGAAAAGTAGTAGTTGCTACGAACCAGGTTCTCGGAGTCGGCGTTGATGGTTTGCAGCATAAATATCAAACAATCGTTGTTCTAGATCCCGTTGAAGAAGGTTCTGGAGAATATGACGATTACCGCCAACTACTTTGGCGAATCACAGGAAGTAGACAACAGCACGATGTAAACGTGATTGAATTTTATTATAAAGGAGAATGAAATTGTTTAAATTACCAGAAAATAAACCACAAGTACCAAAGGACACGCCACGGAATTACTTCATCTACGGAGAGACCATGAGTGGTAAATCGTACCTGGCAAATGAGTTCCCTAATCCAATCGTATTAAACACCGATGGAAATGCGGAAGCAAACAGCGTGCCAAGTATCCAACTATTAAATGACAAAGATAAATCAGGTCGTATCACTAATTCAGTTATCAAACAGCTAGGTGAAATTCTACTAGCTCTGCAAACGCAAGAACATTCATACGAAACAGTCGTAATCGACGTTATTGATGACGTTATCGAGATGATTAAAATCGCTGTGTGTGACGAACTAACTCCACCAGGGAAACCTCGATTGAAATCATTATCTGAAATTCCATACGGTAAAGGATACGACTTCTTTAACCAAGCTATTACGGAATTGGTGATTGACCTCAAAGCATTACCAATGAATGTGATTTATATCAGCCGTCAAATTTCAGAATATGACGATAACGGAAATGCTACGAAAGATAAACCAAGCTTGAAAGATAAGTATGTGAACCTTATCAACGGGAATTCGGATTTAATGATCCACACAGAAAAAATCGGTAATAACTATAACCGTGAAGTTGATAGAAAACGTAAGACTTACTATGCGGACCAGGTTGATGACAAAGCGATTTTAAAAATCTTATCAACAATTAGAGGCGCAGTTGAACCGCCTCGCAAACAACAAGAAGCAACAAAAACAGCTGCTAAACCAGTAAAACAGGAAACAGTTGAAGTTTCTAATAATGAAGAAGAATTATTTTAAAACTAAAGGAGAAATGAAAAATGAGTTTATTAAGTATTGCAAAGAAAATTAAAGAAGATGGATTTGACCCTCGTAAAGATAGCGTAAATGGACCTGCAGCGTTACCAGCCAGTGATTATACAGTTGTATTAAAACGAGTACAATTCAACATTGCACCAAGTGGATGGGAAAGTTTAGGATTCACATTTGAAGTCCGTGAAGGTGAATTTAACGGACGTACTGAATATGTATCTTTTGGAACATTATCTGAATGGAACGGAAAAGACCTTTCTTGGTCAGTAGAACGAACAATTAAATTCTTTACAAAAGCAATTGAATTAGCTGGAGACAAAGTTATGAAGAACGACTTCGAAGACGGCAGAGCATTAGCTGATGCCTTAGAACGTAAAGCAGTTGGTTCTTACTTCACATTAAAAATCATTGAAACAAAAGGTAAAGAAGACAAGGTATATCGCAACTATGACATTGAAGAAAATGCTGAAAATGCGATGAATACAATCGATGTGGAAGATTCAGATTTACCTTTCTAAAAATAAGGTGATCTCATGCATTCAATGAAAGAATATGCGCTGCTATATCAGCAGAAAGGGTTCTCGGTCATCCCGATTAGTCCTACAACTAAAAGACCATTAATTGAATTTGCGGACAAACCACCTCTTGATGCTGATGGGATTAACGAAGTTTGGAATCAATACCCGAATGCAAACATCGCACTAAGGACTACCAACTTCTTCGTGATTGACATTGACAAACACGGACAAACCAGTGGATATGATTCGTTGAAGAATTGGGAACATTTAAACCTAATCGAACCCACACTTCAAGCCAAAACGGCATCAGGAGGAAAACACCTATTCTATTTCAAGCGTGATGATATCCACATCAGTCAGATGATTGGATTCCTTCCAGGAGTGGATATCAAAGCGCATGAAAACAATTATGTGCTGGTCGCACCATCCGCAACGGATAAAGGGCAATATGAATGGGACATGGAAAAATCTCCTGAAAAAGGAACGATGATTACTCCCTCCAGGGCTTTAATTGAAGCGATCATTAAACAATACAAAATCACAAATGGACGTGAATTTGATTACAGCGACGGGTTGAGGTCGTGGGTTAGTAAGGGCCGAACATCCGGAAAGACAAAAACAACGGAATTGTTCGAGATCATTGCCAATGGATTAGGCGATGAAGGGAATCGTAATGATAAGCTTGCTAAATTTGTGGGCGGATTGTTATGGAGAGGAGTGGACGAGATGGATGTGTTGACGTTGGCTAAGATAGCCAATAGCAACACTCCAAATCCACTATCAATGCAAGAATTAGAAAGAACAGTAGTAAGTATGATTAATAAAGACAGGAGGTGATTGTGATTGGCGAAGTAGTGAGTTTTTATAAAGATTATGAACCAATAAAAAATAGCAACGGAACTTTGAAGACGAACAGTCCAGTAAATGTTCTAAACTCATTTCGTGCTGATGATCAGTTAAATCTCTATCTGAAGCATAACGAATTCTCTCAAGAGCATGAGTTAACAAGAGACATCCAACTTGGAAACACGCTTCTAAAAAAAGGAGAGTTGCCTTCGAATTTTGAATCGGTAGTCAAAGTTTATTTTGAGAATGTCACGGGTGCAGCATTTACATCTCAAGCGATGATAGATGGCATGGAAACCTTCTTATCTGAACGGTCCTACAATCCAGTAAAAGAGTATATGGAAGAAGCTGAGAAAGGGTGGGACAAGCGGAAACGCATTGGACAAATGCTGCAAGTCTATTTAGGAGCTAATCAAGACCCTCTAGTGTCTAAAATCGCTGAAATGTGGATGGTAGGTGCTGTTGCTAAAGTGTATGAGCCTTACGTTAAATTCGACTATGTTCTGGACTTAGTAGGTGGACAGGGCGTTGGTAAGACTTCATTTCTACAAAAGCTAGGCGGTCATTGGTACACGGATGCAGTCACCGATTTTGCAAACAAAGACAACTACGACATCATGCTAAAACATTTGATCGTGAATGATGACGAAATGGTCGCTAGTGATCGCATGAGTTTTGCAGAAACAAAATCGTTTATTTCAAAAACGAGCTTACGTTTCAGAAAGCCCTACATGCGCAGAACACAGGAATTCGCAAAGAATTTCGTTCTAGCACGAACAAGCAATCACGTTGAATACCTCAAGGATAAAACAGGTGAACGCAGGTTCTTACCTGTACTAGCAAGTAATGACAAACAGAAAAAGCATCCTATGAAGATAACGGATGAAGTCGTGAAACAAATTTGGGGTGAAGCCGTCACCATTTATAAAAGTGGCGTGGATTTGATGTTTGATGAAGAAACAGAAGCGGAATTAGTTGAATACCGTGAACAATTCATGTTCAGAGATGAGATTGAACTTCAAATTCTGCAGTATTTAGAAATGCCTGTTCCTAAAGATTGGGAAAGCAGAACAACAACTGATCAGTATATTTATACGACTAAATATTTTGCAAATAGCCCTGACTGGACTTCAGGTGGTCAAACGCTAAATCGAGTGGCTACCAGGGAAATTATGTTCAATCTGTTCCATAAAGAATCGAACGACCAAAAGCTATCTCGAAAGATTAGTTTTATTATGGATAATTTACTAGATTGGAAAAAACAATCGTACAAAGTTAACGGAAAAACAACCAGAGGTTATAAAAGAATTTTACCTTAAAAAAGGTTACACGTATGGTGTAACCTTTGGGTAAAATCGGTGTCTACGTGTAACCTTTTACCACATGTAGTTACACGTAGGTTACACGTTTTTTTCGCTACGTGTAACCCTTAGAAACGTTGATTTAACAATGTTTATAGATACTTTTTATATAAAAAGTTACATGTTTACATGTTTTTTTATAAAAAAGTATATTGTAAGTATAAAAGCCTATTAAATCAACATTCTTATGTTTTTATTTTAATGTTTTTGAAAAAAACGTGTAACCATGTAACCTTGGTTAATTTTTAAGAAAAAATAGTAAAGGAGTGATGCTCATGAACAATATAAAAATGTATGTCATTAGAGATGCTAAATATCCACAATGGTACTTCCAACATATCGAAGACTACTCAAGCATGATGGGATATCTTGCAAAGAATCATCCACGATATACGCATAAATTTACAACTGATATTAAACAAGCGATGCACTTTAAAACGCTTAACGAGGCATTAACGTTTATCAAGGAACATTCTATCGAAGGGAATATTATTAAAGACCCGTACCAAGAACAACTCAGTAATGTGACGTTTAAATACATGGGTGAGAATTACGGTGAAGCGATCACGTACATCCATGGGAAGATTGAAGATTCGAGTGAAAAGATGTTAGCTGCTTCTAAAGCGCTAAAAGTGAATGCGAATACGTTGATTAAATTTATGAAAGACCCGTATTCAGTTGCAGCTCACATTCGAGACCGAATTGTAGAAAATTTGGTAAATCTAGAAAAGGCGGTGAAGTCGATTGAATAAAAATGAATTTGAAAAATTAAAAGACGATGTTCACTACTTGATTGTAGCACATTGTAAATACAAGGACATGTCAATGTATGACAGAGCGTTGAAGCAATTCCAAAAAGATATCAATTATGGACAGTTGGAAAAGATGAGCTATAATGAACGATTTGCGTTCTTGGTGGGATTTGAAACAGCGCTGAAGGCGATAGAAGATGCAATCACATTAAGCGAACAAGTGAAGAAAAATCCAAGCATGATTGAATGGCCTACGAGATTAAATCCCGATGACTATAAATATTAAAAAATAGAAATGGAGAATGAAAAATAAATGAAAACGAATCAATTATGGGTAATTTTTTGGCAACTAATGACGTACACGATTTTTGTTTTGAATGTCTTAGGGGTTTCTCGAATCCATATCGTTGTTCCCGCAGTCACATTATTTGCTGGAGCAATTGCTGGATATGAGAAAGAAATAGATAAATAGGAGGACAACTATGAAAGAAAAAACACAATATGAGGCTCTTGTGGAAGAACTACAAAAAATAGGGGAAAATTTCAAAGTTGGGTTTACTGAAATTGGAGAAATCCTCTCAAAAATATTGCCTGACGTTGAAATTCCTGATGAAGAGGAAGATACATGGGAAATGAAATGCCCGTATAAGTATGGGGGATATCATTGGGTTGTTTACGATGATGGTGAAATTGGTGGAGAAAAGTGGGTAGATTCTCTGGAAGATGATGGAAGATTTTTGCAAGGCAACATATTCCAAACTGAACAAGCAGCAGAACTAGAATCAAAACGCAGAAACTTACTAACACGATTCAGAGCGTTTCGTGATGAGTGTAATAACGGGTGGAAGCCTGACTGGGAGAGTGAAAATGAGAGAAAGTACTATTTAATGCTTCAAAAAGGTGAATTTTTAACCTTTTGTTATTGGGTTGAAAACAAGTTTAATCTATTCGGCTATTTCAAAAACGAAGAAGACGCCGAACGTGCAATTGAATTGTTTGGTGATGAAATCAAAGAATTGTTTGTGGAGGTGTAAAGATGAATTTACAAGAAAATGCCCGAATAAAAGAAGCAGTAAATAAGCCTAGTCACTATGTAGGTGAAAAAGGATTAGAAGTGAAAGAAGTACTTGAAAATTTTGTTAAAAATAAAAAAGGCATGGAAGCTCATAGATGGTGTAGCGCTGTGGAATACTTATTACGATACGCAGAAAAAAACGGTATTGAAGATCTAAAGAAAGCTAGAAAAAATATTGATTGGTTGATTGAAAGTTAATTAGGGAGTGATACATTGAAAGAGGAACAAGACCGTATTCTAGACTTGAAAGAAGAAGGATACTCGTGGATACAGATTGCTAATCGGTTAGGTTATCAAAGTATGGATTCTGTACGAGGAAAGGTGCGACACACACAGCGATACAAAGAGATGGTGACAGCACAAAAAGAACAAACCGTTGCTAAAAATAAAGAACAGGAAGATTTCCAAAAACAAAATTTTTACGATGATGGTTCAATCAGTTCGCATATTCGTTTAAAGCAGAAAACTAAGAAAGTATTCACGAATGAGGAATTAATCAAATTACATGGATTCAACCCTGATGAAGTAACTCTAAAATCTGCTACATCCAATGAATGGACTACACCAACTAACGGGGAAACGTATTACAATTACCAATCTAAAATAGTGGTAGTGCCAAAAAACAAATATGAGATCACGATAAAAGATATCAAACAATTCTTTGAAGATATCGAACCGCGCAGAATTGAGTTATCGTGTGATGATTTACCAAGAAATTATCTATTGATTCCTCTTTCAGATATGCACTTTGGGTTAAACTCTGATAAAGATTATGAGGAGTTAAGGAGTGAAATTGCAGATAAGATTTTGAACCAGTATGAAGAAATCTTATTTACATTGCACGGTGATTACTTTCATGTTGATAACTTCCTCAACACAACAGAAAAAGGGACACATATTGATAGTGTTGATTTTCGTGAGGGGATTCAGGCAGGATTTAGGTTCTTATTACCGTTATTAGAACTAGCGCTTGAAAACAGTCCGAATGTGAAAGTAGTGTACTTAAAAGGGAATCATGCACCATCTATTGATTATATGTTCATTAGCGGATTAGAACGGTTGTACACACAGATTGAATTTGATACATCATTAGACGAATTCAAACATGCTTGGTTAGGAACTCATTCAATCTTTATGCACCATGGAGATAAGGTTAAAAATCCAAATAAATTAGTTGAAATTATGGTGTCGCACTTCGGAAAGGAATGGGGAGAAAGCCAATCAAGATATTTAATTACAGGGCACTTTCATCATGAAAAGTCATTATCCTTTGCAGGGTTAACGTGGTATCAATTACAAAGCCCTAGTAAGCATTCAAGCTATGATAAAACATACGGATACGATACGAGCGAATCAGGACAAATGCTATTCGAGTTTACAAAAACGAAAAGAAGTGCGATTTATTACGTATAAAGAAAAGGAGAGGTTAAATGATTACAGTATATTCTAGACCAAATTGCATGCAATGCAAGATGACGAAGATGTGGTTGACACAGAACAATATTCCTTTTGAAGCCGTGGATATTGAAGCGAATCCAGGAGCGTTGGAATTACTCAAACACTATGGATACAGTTCACTTCCAGTCGTTGCTATTGATGATGAGCTAAGCGATGAATCAAAAACGTGGGCAGGATTTCAAATTGAGAAATTAGAAGCTCTACTGTGAGGTGAATAATGGACGATAGAAGTTATTACAATCTACGCGCTGGAATCATAGAAAGAGCGGTTGATGATTACAAGGTAGCATTAAGGCGCTTGCTTTCAAAACGTGTAGTGGATTCAAATTGGAATTTGATAGAAACACGTTTCAAGAAAATACATCATCAAACAGCATGGAATATGAAAATGGACTGCGAACGGTTCTTTTTCAGTCAATACTTTGATTATTTGTCAGATACCGAAGACTTTGGGCCAACGCTAGTCGAAAGAATTAGAGAGGATGTGAAGAATGGGCATTAAACATCAATTAAAACAAATTCGTTTAATCGATTTGGAAGTAAAATCAAAAATGGAAGAGTTAGACCGCTTGAATAATTCTTTCTTGAAATCTCCGTCTCTAAAAGAAATAAATGTTCAAGAATCGAAAGTAAGTCTCAAAGACGATGCATACGTTAAAATCATCAATTTGAATGATTATATTAATGACCAAGTAGACAAATTGATTGATTTAAAATATGAACTAATTAAAGCGATTGAACAATTAGATAATTCTAGAGAGCGGACAATCATTTGGATGAAATATATTTCTTCTAAGGGTTGGGATGAAATCGCTGAAGAATTGAAAATTTCTAAAACAACATTATTTATTCTTCATGATGAGGCAGTTAAGAAAATCGAAAAGTGTACTAAAAAAGATGATTCTGTACCGAGTGGTACTAATGAATCTATGATATAGTTATCATGTGGAAGTTGTGGAAAGAGATATTCTTTTTTCTCGTGGTTTAGACTCCTTTATTTTTTTCCTCTCAAGCCCTCCAGCTTGAGGGGTTTTTGTTAGATTTTGATTGCGGTATAGTTCTACGGAATATACCTTGAACGCCTCTCACAGTTGTGAGGGGTGTTTTGATATCGTTTATACATAGAAATGAGGTGATGGAAAATGGGATGACCGAAAAACAAAAGAAATTTGCCGATGAGTACATCATCGATTTAAACGCAACAAGGGCATATAAAAATGCTTATCCGAGCGTTAAGAAAGATGCATCTGCTAGAGCAAGTGCAAGTCAACTCCTAACAAATCCTAACGTAAGAGCCTATATAGACGAACGCCTGGAAGAATTGAAATCCGAGCGTGTAGCAGATCAGCAAGAAGTGCTTGAATTTTTAACGTCAGTAATGCGTGGGGAAGTTACAGAACCACTTTTGGTCCTTGACGGTGAAGGTACTCAAAAAGTTGTTGAAGCTAAGCCGAATGTGTCTACAAGAAAGAGCGCGGCGGTTGATTTAGGTAAACGTTATGGGTTATTTGTTGATAAGCAAGAATTAACGTCGAATACAGTGACGCAAATTGTATGGGATATTCCAAATGAAGACGATTGAAAGAATTAGCTTAAAAGAGAAGATAAAGCCCAGCTTCTACAGTGTGGCCAGAGCGACATTGAATCCAGACATTCTACATATCGCTTGCAAAGGTGGGCGAGGTTCTGGAAAATCATCCGATATTGCTCTTTTAATTATCATTCTTGTGAAGCACTTTGCAGTTAATGCGGTTTGTATTCGTAAAACGGATAATACTTTGGAGCAATCGGTGTATGAACAATTAAAATGGGCGATTTCAGAGTTAGACTTAACAAGTCAGTTCAAGTGCAATAAATCACCGTTGAGGATAACTTACACCCCAAGAGGGAATTATATAGTATTCCGTGGCGCTCAAAACCCCGAGCGTATCAAATCTTTGAAAGACGCTAAATTCCCTTTTGCTATCGGGTGGATAGAGGAATTAGCTGAATTCAAAACTGAAGATGAAGTAAAGACTATCACTAACTCTCTTTTGCGTGGAGAATTAGCCGATGGTCTTTTTTATAAATTTTTTTATTCTTATAACCCTCCAAAAAGAAAACAGTCTTGGGTTAACAAGAAATACGAAAGTCAATTTCAGCCCAAAAATACGTTCGTGCACGCTTCAACGTACAAAGACAATCATTTTATTGCTAAAGAGTTTATTGAAGAGGCAGAGGCTACGAGAAAACGTTCAGAGAGACGTTACCGCTGGGAGTATCTAGGAGAAGCTATTGGTTCTGGAGTTGTTCCATTTGATAATCTACGTTTTGAAGAAATAAGTGATGAACAAGTCGCTAGTTTTGACAATATTAGAAACGCAGTCGACTTTGGTTATGCAACGGATCCGTTGGCTTTTGTTCGCTGGCATTATGACAAAAAAAGAAACGGTATATATGCTGTCGATGAATTATACGGACAAAAAATAAGCAATAGGAAATTAGCTAAGTGGTTAGCAGCTGCTGGTTATTCAAATGATGAAATCTTTGCTGATAGCGCAGAACCAAAATCTATTTCTGAATTACGAGAAGAATTTGGAATCAAACGGATTCGAGGAGTAAAAAAGGGTCCTGATTCAGTCGAGTTCGGAGAACGTTGGTTGGATGATTTAGATTTTATTTGCATTGACCCAAATCGAACACCAAATATTGCAAAAGAATTTGAAAATATAGACTATCAAGTCGATAGAGATGGAAACCCAAAAGCTAGATTGGAAGATAAAGATAATCACGCTATCGATGCGACACGATACGCATTTAGCGAAGATATGGAAGACAATAGAACCAAAATCAAACTATTTAAAGGAGGCTTTTAAATTTGGCAAAAGTTTTTGTTAACAAACGAAAAGTCATAACAACAACAAGCGATGTAGTGACTGAAGAAATCGTAGCTGAAGCGATTAGGCTACACATGAGTAAATTAGTAAAAAATTATATTGAGAGTGAGGATATGTATCTCTCACAACACGAAGTCTTGAAAATGGCTAAAAAAGAAAGCTGGAAACCTGACAACCGCTTGGTGTTTAATTACGCTAAGTACATTGTCGATACGTTCACAGGCTATCAAATCGGAGTTCCAGTTAAAATTAAGCATGACGACGAAAATGTGAATCAGTTTGTCGCTGATTTTCGTAAGATTAACGACATGGAAGATTCAGAGTTTGAACTTGCTAAAATGTCCAGCGTGTTCGGTCATGCGTTCATCTACGTTTATCAAGATGAGTACAAACAAACTAGAGCGACATATAACAGTCCAATCAATATGTTTATCGTTCATGATAACAGCATTGAGGAACGCCCTTTATTCGCTGTTAGATATACGTTTAACGAGAATAACCTCGAAGGCGTTGGACAAGTAATCACAAATGACGAAGTTATTGACGCTACATTCACTACTGGAGGTTCAGTAAGGTTTGGCGAACGTACTCAACACATTTACAGCTCTATCCCAGTTGTTGAATTGATTGAGAATGAAGAGCGACAAAGTATTTTCGAAAGTGTCAAGACTTTGATTAATGCTTTAAATAAGGCAGGAAGTGAGAAAGCGAATGATGTAGATTATTTCGCAGACGCTTACTTGAAGGTGCTGGGAGTCGAACTACAAGATGAAGACGCAAGTCAGATTAGAGAGAACAGAATTTTCAACCTTTGGAAAAATGGAGACGGTCCTTTGCCTGAGGTCGCTTTCCTTGAAAAGCCTAGCTCAGATACAACGCAAGAAAACTTAATTAGTTTATTAAAAGAGTCAATCTTTGCAATCTCAATGGTAGCGAATATGTCTGAGTCTGAGTTTGGGAACTCGTCTGGAACAGCTCTTGCTTTCAAACTGCAAGCTATGGACAATCTTGCTCGAATGAAAGATAGAAAAATACAATCCGCATTTAACAGATTGTATAGAATCGTTTTTAGTGTTCCATTGACGACCGTATATGAGGACGCATGGACAGGATTATCCTACACGTTTACTAGAAATGTACCAAGAAACATTCTGGAAGAAGCTCAGATTGTTGGACAATTATCTGGACAAGTGTCAGAGGAAACTAAGCTATCTGTTTTATCTATCATTGATGATCCACAGAAAGAGATTGAAAAGATGGAACGTGAAGAGGAAGCTATGGGTGACCTTGAGACTCGTTTGGAAAAACAAAAAATCTACTCAGACGCTGAGTTGAGCGAGAGTGAGAAGGTTATAGCAGATGTTGACTAATGAGTACTGGGAGGAAAGATACCGTGTCGAAGAAAAGGCTAGAGAGCTAGCCGATAAGGGAGTAGCCTATCAACTGCACGGTGTCTATCAACAACACGCTAATAACATTCAAAAGGAAATCGATAGTTTTTGGCAAAGATACGCTGATAGAGAAGGTATCACGAAGTTAGAAGCTAAACAACGAGCAGATAGGCTTGATATGATTAATGTCGAGTTTAAAGCTAGACAATTAGTTGAGCGAGCTAACCGCTTGAGAGAGCGTGGTCAGAAAGTAACAAGCAAGGATTTTACAAGAGCGGAAAATGACTTGATGAGATTGTATAACTTGAAGATGAAAACAAGTCGTTTAGAAGTGCTGCAAGCGAATATCAAGCTTCATCAGTATGATTTAGCATTGAGTGAGTTTGAAATCATTGATAGACACTTGGTGGAATCGTTCAGACGTGAAAATATATTCAGCGCTGGCGTCTTGAATATGACACTCGGAAGTTTTGAATCTTCAAAAGTATCTGCTGACTCTATCGTGTACGCTAATTTCGAAAACGCTTCGTGGTCGTCTAGAGTTTGGGAAAGACAGAACGAATTAAGAAACATTGTTAAAAAAGGAGTTGCTGATACTGTTTTAAGAGGTAAAGGCACAAACGTTCTGATTAACAGTCTAAAAAAAGAGTTTGATGTTTCCTATGGATACGCTAGACGGTTAGCAGTGACAGAATCAGCGAGGGTATATTCAGAGGCTCAGAAAGCAAACTATGATGCTAATGGTGTTGAATGGTTTGAAGTCATGACCGAATTAAAAGCGTGTCCGATTTGCCAACCGTTCAACGGGAAAATATTTAAAGTATCTGAGTTGGTGCCAGCTTTAAACGCACCGCCATTTCATCCGAATTGTCGATGTACGACGGTTCCACATTTTAGGAAAGATTCAAAGCGATTAGGTAGAGATGAAGAGTTTTTACATGCTGAAATGGACTTAATGGCTAAGCAACGCGCTTTCGTAGTAGGAAATGATGTCAGAGTTAAAACAAAGAAATTGAATAGAACGGTTCTTGATTTTTGGGTGCAAGATAACACCAAGAAAATGAGAGATACTGTTTTCAATGTCCAATCAAGCCTTATGGAATTAAATGATTTTTCAATCCCAACAGTTGTTTTTCTGAAAAAATCAAGGCTTCCTGGTTTTGCTGGGTATGATTACAAACAGGATATTCTATTTGTGAGTGATGCTCTTCATTCGGAAATAGAATTTGCTAAAGTTCTATCTGATAATTATTTTGCTGCTCAAAACATTAAAGATACCATGGTTCATGAACTAACGCATAAAAAACATTGGGATTCTGCTAAAGCATTTTACAAAGCAAACAAAGAGCGGTATAATAGTGTCGAACAAGCAATGTCTGAATTGAATTCCCCATTAGTATCGTATGTCAAGGAACAATTGAAACATGACTATAATTATCTTTATAGCATTAGCGATAATGCAGCTATTGCATTTTACAACAATAACATCAATGAGCTGGTCGCTGAAGTCGGGGTATTGGGAGATAAGGTTACAGACACAAATCTGTTAAATAAAGTCAAGGAGGTATTATCATGGAAGTAATGGCTATGCCTAGCAAAGAAGTTTTGATTTTTACAAAGAAAATCCGCCACTGGATTGTCGGTGATAAAACTATTTCAGAAAAGAAACAATTTATTTTCCGTGAGGATACTCCTGCTGAAATCTTAAAACTTTATCAAGATATAAAACCAAAACTTGAATTTGCTTATTAACAATAAAAAGCACTTAGAGAAATCTAAGTGCTTTTTTCGTGCTCAGAAAGGAGCGAGAAATGAAATATCAAAAAATAATTTAACCGTATGGAATCCCGTACGGTTTTTTTATTGTCCAAGCATTGAAGACTTTAAAAGCTATGGAAAATACAGTCGGGGACGACTTTAAAAATAGGAGGTTCGAAATGAACGAAGAAACACAAACAGTCGAAACGGTTGAAG